CCTCGCGTGCAAACTACTGTTGCATTTGTCTTTGGTGAGGCAGGAGTTGGGAAGACTATCTTCCTTGACCTTGTTGCGCGAGGCTATTGCCGCGCCATGGGTTATGAAGGATCTGTTGAATCACTTATTGTCCCCTACATTCGTGCCAATAACTTTCAGCCTGACCTCCCTGCTAACGCCAAGGTGACTATTTATGACGACTTCATGCTTGTCTCTGATCCTGAGACGAAGCTTGAATTTGCTAACAATATCACCGCTGCTGGTTCGTCTGCCCCAAACCTCCGCGATTCTCCTATCGCAGACAAGAAGGGCACTATGTTCGACCGGACCACTCTTAATCTCTGCGGAGAGAACAAGTTTGAAGACTTACCAATTGGCACTGCTGCTGCTGGCGCTCGTCGCGTCAATGGTGGCATCAATTGCCTTACTTTGTCCCCAGACCAACCATATGTTAATTCTCGTGGTTGGCTTGATGTCCCTGCCCTCCTCGCTGCTCTTAAAGGGCAGACTTGGGAACACGTCCAATACATCCTCAATAAGGTTTGGATTTGTGTCGATCACCTTGACCAAGTCCGCAACTACACCCAGTATGTTACAATGCTGGCTGCTGTCTCAACGAGCCGAACTGAGAACGCTAATGCTCTTTCTGAGCTTTATGCGTCTGTTTTTTCTGGCTTTGTTCCTGACAAGACTGCGACCATATCAACCCCTCCAACAAGCATTCAGACGACTGTTGCTCCAGTCAATTTTGCTAAGCAAGAGAGGCACGTTCATAGTGTCCCCTTTGTTGAGCAAGATGCTTTTGTTGACGTCTCCGAGCTCCAGCAGCAAGATGACGACATGAGCCCTTCTGTTGAGATGGATATTGTTGATCAAACACTCCAACTCGACGACTCCGAGCGGAACCTCGATCTGTGGCTTTCTAAGCCTGGCTTCACCACTGAAGAGAATAACTCTATGCTCAAGAGAGTTAAAAGGTGTATGCGAATCTCAAGCGTGTCTTACGTCTTTGCTAATGGAGCGATGAAGGCTAATGGAACTTACGTTGGCCCTAACTATTTCCATAAGATGTTCAAGCCTGCTGAGGCTAAGCCAACCCTTGTTGATATTGAGGTGAAGCCCGCTGCTTGGACTCCCAAAGTTGTTCAAGCCTTCCGCGGTGAGACCTTTCACTTTAAAGGCTGTTGCGCCCGTCATGGCATGTTTTGCTATCGCCATGGCCTGTCTTGGTGTGAGGCCTTTGATGAGGACGCAGTTTCTGGTAATTATAAGACCCTTGCTCATTGGGCTGTTGCCAACACTGATCTAAGTCCTACTATGGCTTCTTACCACATGGTTATCGCTGATATGTATTCCCCTGTTGAGACCTCCCCGTTGTATGAGGCTATCATGGGGTTTGCTTATGGCTTTGTTTTCACTATTGCTGCCACTATCCTTGGCAACATTGTGTCTCGAGCCATTATGTCGTATTATCCTATGACCATCCCCTTCTACACCAAGAACCTTGGTGAGAAAGACCAGGCTTATCAAGCTCGTGGTGGCTCTTTTGCCAAGAGTGCTTCTGGTCCAGTTATCCCCCATGTCAACCCCTCTCCTAAGAGGGCTAAAGAACAAGGTGCTGGTGATAAGCCCCAGGTTGCCCCTGAGCCTTTTGCTTGGGAGATCGATGAGCTTGGTCGCAACATTGTCCCTATCTTGACTGGGTGCACTGAAACCCGCAAGACTATGGCCTGTTCTTTAGGCTATATTCTTGGCAATTTTGCTAAGACTGTTGCTCATGTCTTTTTCCCCGACGCCGATTATATTGTCGTTGGAGGAACAATTGCCCAGAAGCTCCCGCTTATCCGGCGTAAGAGTTGGAAGGATTTCACTGACTGCCCCACTGCGGTCCAAGTTCTTTGCCATACTGTCTATGACCTTGCTTGGGTTGTGACACCAAAGACGTGGAACCCTTTCCGCGATATCTCTGAGCGTCTCATTCGTGAGAAAGACAGCGACATGTCGACCTTCACTGACTGTGTGATGGTTAAGCGCAAGCTTGAAGACATCCCTCTTGTTGAGGGCAAGCCTGTCGCTGCTATTCTTCCCCCTTCATCATCTCATTTCCTTGGTGATGTTGTTTCTTGTGAGGAGTACACTACCAAGCAAACTTGGATTGGCATGTATGTCAATGCCCACCAACCGACTGTTGAGGGCCAGTGTGGCAACTTCATTTTCACTACCAACACTCGTGTTGGTCGCGGCAACCAAAATGTTCTTGGCCATCTTGTCGCTGGCCGTCAAATCTCGAGGCAGTCCATCCTTTGCCCTTACACTTATGAGACTCACGTTGAGGCCATTTCCCTTTTGCCTCAAGGTGTTCTCTCTGTTGTTATGGCCCACTCTTCCGTTAAGTTTGGTCCTGCCACGACTGAGTTGCCTGAGAACTTGCTCGTTGTCGGAGATCTTCCTAACGGCGAGCGTGTTTATCAAAACACTAAGAACTCAATCAAGTATGTCGGTGAGCCTTTCCGCTCATGCTTGAATGGCCTTGTTCTTGAAGACCCTCGTGATGGCAAGCCTATCACTCTCGCTCCTGTTAATTTGGTTCCAGCCCCAGTCTGGAAACCAAAGGATATGCTTGTTAAGCACAAGAAGACTGCCTTCACTCCTGACCCTGAAGTCTTTGCAGTCTTTAACCAAGAGATGGCTAAGGTTGGCTCTAACATCATAAAACACGCTGACCCGCGTTTTTATGCTCCGTTGCCTGCTCATAAGGCTTCGAAGCACGGTGTTTGGCCTCTCACAGCTGTCTTGAACGGCGTCCCTGAGCTTAATATACCTGGCATTGACCCCAAGAAGTCTGCTGGTTATGAACCAGGAGTGAATCCTGGTCACCTTGGCCGTGCTTATTGGTTTGAAACCAAGGGCGAAGGTGAAGAGCTCACATTGGTTCCCTATCCATGGTTCCAAGAGCAACATGATGCTGATGTTGCTGGTGTGATGAGTGGCGTCCTTCCTGAAGTCTTTGTCGTTGCAAACGGCAAGGTTGAGCTTCGTCCTGAAGGAAAGGCTGCTCGCGAAACTGATTGCTATGGCTTTCGGTGGATGTGCCTTATCAAAGCTTTTTGCCTCCATATTCCTGGGATGTTTATCTCTGGTGGAGTTCGCAATGGCAGCGCCTTTGGAGTTGACCTCAACTCCATTGAAGGCAAAGAAGCTGGTGAGCAGGTCCTCGGTGCGTCCCACCTTAATGGCCTTGACGCTAACCGTTTTGATGCGTCTATTGGCTTTCTTGCCGAAGCGGCCTCTAAGAACCATGGTCGCTACGTTCGCCAAAAGTTTCCCCATGTCTCTGTCGCTGCCTCTGAGATCCCCACGAAGCTTGCTTGGCTTGCTTACGTCGTTTTTGGTAGCACTGTGTTTCTTAACACTAGTGGACTCCTTTCTGGTCATCCCGGAACTACGACTGTTGGGACGGAGATATCTACTGGTATTATGCGAACAGCTTATGCGTATGCTGTCCCAGCTGATTCACCTCCTTATGAGAAAGCTGTCTTCTCGCTTGGATATGGTGATGACCTTCTGGCTGCTCATAATTGTCCTTCACTCACCAATCCGCACATTCAGGCTATTGGCCGTAGACTTGGTGTTGAGTATACTGACGGCATGACTAAAGAAGTTGGGGCTCAATTGCCCGACTTTACTGATCCTCGTGACGCTCGTATGCTCAAGCGATTCCCTTGGAAGGATTCAAATGGCACTATTCATTGGCCTCTTGATCCCCAAGCAACTGCCCACATTCACATGTTCTACCAAGCCAAGGACATTCGCCCTAAGACAGCCCAAAATCAGAACCTTGACGCTGCCCTACGCCAATGGTTCTCGATGGGCCGCAAAAACTTCAACAAAGTTAAGGCCGTGCTCAATGAGGCGGCCATTGCTGTTGGAGTTGAGCCAGTTGACTTGCAATATGTCGACTTGTACCACACATGGCTCAAAAACCTTCGTGGTGCTTATCCCTCTGAGGCTCCTCTTGTCTCTGTTAAGCGCCGCGTTATGCTATCTGAGACTCTTGCCAATCCGGCTCCTAACCGTTGGTTGAGTGACATTGTTGACCAGTCTGTCAGCAGTGGAACCATGGGTGACAGCAGCACTAGTCAGCGAGTCAATGCTGACGCTGTGACCCAAGTCCCCAACCAGTCCCAAGTTGTCACTAAAGACAAGCTGTCCACGAACCTTTTCGCGACGGCTGTCTCGAAGACGACCACTTCTTCTGGCGCCATCCCTCCCACGCCTTTCCCTTACAATCCTTACCCTCGCTCTGGGGTTGAAGATGTGTTAGGACGTAACTGGCAACTTAGTGATATTGTGTGGCTTACAAGTGCCACACCCCTCAGTATCCTTGGAGTGCGTAAGTTCCCAGAGGATTTTGCGAATTTTCCGACTTTCGTTGATAAGACTGAAGCTTTCGCTTTCCTCCGCTCTAGTGAGATTGAGTTTACCTTCTCCACCAATGGCAACATTTTTTGCGCTGGTGAAGTTGGTGCAGCTTGGCTCCCCTTTCATCTTTATGGTGGAGCTGCAAATTGGAGAGAGAACCCTGTGTGCTTGCCGAATAGCGACGCTGTCTTTTTCAGCGCCTCGTCTTCCGAGGCAGTTGTTATGCGCCGCCCTTGGCCTGCTCCTACTCCATTTTATAACCTAATTGAGACCGAGCCTGAGTGTTGCCTTGGCACCCTCATCCTGTTTACGATGACGCCGCTCGTCTTCAACTCTGCCACCCCGCCTACATCGATAACCATTAGCTCTTGGGCCAAGCTCGTTAGGCCTGAGGTTGGTGGAAACTTTGTTGCAACCACCGCTTCCAAGCTCTTTGGTCACCCTGTCACCCGCTCTTTGGGTGGAGAGAAAGACCAGAGCTCGGAGGTTGAGGCTGTCGCTAAGGCTATCGACGGTGTTCTTACTGTCGCGTCTCAAGTTGGCTCTGTTATTGGAGCCTTTGACAACCCCAACACTGTTGCAGCACCAACTCCTGTTTATGTTCGCCAAGCCCCTGGCATGGGAACTTCTTCTGGAGTTAACACCGCTCAAAACCTGACCATCAATTTAACCACTTATTCCGACGATGGCAAAGGTTTGTTTGGCGAAGCTTCTGTCCGCCCGACCTGGGACCAAGTCCTTGGAGTCCCTGGGCTTCTGGCCATTGTCCAAGCGCCGAATTCTGCGGTTGCTGGAGATCTTATTTGGCAGTCGCCCATCGACCCAACTGTCCCATTCACCATTGCGTCAGCTCCTGACGCTGGCATGTTGTCACCCCTTGGCAACTTCGCCATGAACCACGCCAAGTGGTGGGGAGCTATGCACGTTGGCTTTCGCTTCCGCGCTCCTTCCACCCAGAAGTCTGCTTTTCTCATTGTCGTCTCACCCACTTATACTCAAGCTGGTGCTGTCCCCCTTATTCAAAGGGGTGACGTCGACAAAGTGCGTGTTGAGGTTGTTGGTGACACCAACGTTGGCATTAAACTCGTCCCTGGTTCTGCTTTTACAGAGTTCCAGGTCCGCCCTTTTGCCGAGCCTCATTCCCAACGCACTACTCCTTGGTTCGTTCAGGTCTATTTGGACCAACCCTCCTCAGGGCAAACTTCAACCCCTTCAGACACGTGGTTCACTGTTTGGACTTCCGCTGCTAAAGGCATGCGCCTTGCCGATGTCCGCTCAATGCCCACTGTTGATACTGCTGAGTATGTCCGATCTACAACCCCAACCATTTCCGCCCATGCACGTGAGCTTCTCGTTCAGAAACGAAAGGTCAGACTTATGTTTGGCCAGGCCGTGAAGAAGTCAAGTGGTGGTGAGGAGGACCAATCTTCTGTCCGCGATTGGTTTGGCGAGGGTTTTAAAACAGCCTCACCCATGGGCGAACCTGCTCGCACGACACTCAGTTTTTCTGATGAGTCTCGTGGCCCAATTGACCTTATTAAGCGGTCTATTTGGTATGACCTTGGCCCTGTTACCCCTATGATCATTGGGTTCCCCCCTACCATGGTGCAGATGTACATCGCGCCGTGGGTTGGGTGGAAGGGTGGCTCAACTACCCGCCTTTTGCCAAATGGGCCCGCTTTGGACAGAACCCTGCTCCTTGCTAATGCAAACAATCCAGCTGATACTCTGGATATGTCAGGAATGGCCCAAGTTAATCCAGCTAGTGGTCCTGCTGAGATTAACATCCCTTACTCTAGTATCGCCGGTTATACTGAGACCTTTCCCGCGAGAGACGAACTTGTCTATTTGCGCGGAGTCAGAGTTATAACCATGCCTTCATCCGCGCCCGCCCTTGACTTCGGTCATGCTTGGTCGGCGCAAGATGACTTTGCTCTTTTCCATATGGGCTGCCAGCCCTGGTGGATCAAAGTCAGTTCCGCTAAGCAATCGGCGTCTGCAGTCCAGCAGACGACGCCGCTCAAGCCGAAATCCCTCCGCCAGGGGTCCTTGTGACTCCCGGCGCCCTGGAGGGGCCCTCCCCAGCCCCTGCAGGGGGTTGAGGACATTTATATCAATTTGAATTTTTATATCTTATTTTTTACCTACCTCCTTACTAACCGTATTGGTGTTCGAGTGTCGCGAAAGCGCCTCGGTGAAACCCGCAAGGGCCACTTAGCACCTGTCCGTAGTGTTGGTTTGCATATTTTTGGGGATAAAACTATTTCATCGCATGTTTTTCTCGTTCATGCGCTGGCGAAGAGAGTTAATAATTTTACTCTTCGTTTATT